GGCCAACATCAGGCGTTACCGTAGCTAGTGGGCAAAGAGCTTTGGTTGCATGGAACGGTTCTGATTTTGTCCAAGTAGGCGCATCGGCTGGTGGATCAACCACGCAAGTTCAATTTAATAGTTCTGGCGCATTGGCAGGGTCATCATCTCTTACATGGGATGGTACATCTTTATCCGCTAGTAATTTTGTAGCCACCGCCACTACTTCTGGATCTTCAAATAAAGGTGCTTATTCTTACGGAACGCTGGGTTATTCAGATGTAAACCACATCTTGACAATGCAGGCTAGCCAAAATAATTATATCCAAATGGAGATCCAGAACACCAGCAGTGGTGCGTCAGCTTCTGCCGACGTGGTAGTAGGAAATAGCAATACGACCGCCAGTACATATTACGGTGACTTTGGTATGAACTCATCTGGGTTCAGCGGTACTGGAGCTTTGGGCGCCGCAAACAATGTTTATTTAACATCAACGACTGCGGATTTGGCAATAGGTACAACCACATCAAACCCAATTCACTTTGTAATTGGTGGTAGCGCTACAGATGCGATGACAATCAATACGTCAGGCGCTATTGCTGTTAATGGTTCTTACGGTACGGCTGGTTATTATTTACAAACGAATGGTTCAGGTAGTGCGCCCACATGGACAGCAGTTAATTCTGCAAGTTCAACCTACACACGCACTAGCTTTACAGCCACAGCATCCCAAACCACATTTACTGTTACCTATACTGTTGGTTATGTAGCCGTTTATTTAAATGGTGTGCTTTTAAATGGCGCTGATTACACGGCCACTAACGGAACTTCTATTGTTCTAGCCGTTGGCGCTAACTCTGGTGATATTGTTGAAACAATTGCATACTCCATTAACGCAGTTGGTACAATCAACGCAAGCAATATTACTGGTATATTGGCAATAGCAAATGGTGGAACAGGCGCAACGACATTGTCAGGAGCCAATATTCCTACAACAAATGCATCCAATACATTTACAGCAACACAAATATTTAACGGTTCTTCAAGCACCTTTGCTACAACCCTATTAGATGCCAATGAAACTGTTAATGTGGTGGCAGCGGCTCCATCGGCGACAACCAACTTTTACATCCAATCGGGTGGTGTTCAGTATTACACATCCAATGCCGCAAACAATTGGACATTAAATATTGCGTTTTCTAGTGGCACATCATTAAACACAGCATTGTCAACAGGACAGTCTGTGACTTTTACTTTGATTACAACTCAAGGTTCTACTGCTTACTACAATAACGCAGTTACGATTGACGGCACATCAGTAACACCTAAATGGATTGGTGGTGCGCCTACTGCTGGTAATGCTAGTGGACTTGATGTTTATAGATTTGCCGTGGTAAAGACTGCAAGTGCAACTTATACGGTTTTAGCATCATTAACTCAATATAAATAATCATGCCTTTACAACAAACTTCAGGTAATGTTACGCAAGATGCGTATGGTGGTGGTGCTGCATCTTTGCCTGTTTATGTAGAAAATGTATTTAGCACTTATTTGTATACAGGAAATGCAACTACCTCTTCTATTTCTACAAAAAATATTGTAAATAATTTAAATATATTAACAAATGGTGGATTGGTTTGGATTAAAGATAGAAGTGGTGCAAATAATAATTTTTTATTTGATACTGCAAGAGGAAGTACTCAAAGTTTAAGAAGTAATCAAACAAATGGAAATACAGTTCTCCCATCTTCAAGCGCAAGTATGGCATTCAACACAAACGGGTTTACTGTTGGTGATTCCACACCTTTTGGGGCATTAAACGCTTTTCCAGACACTTATGTTTCATGGTCTTTTGTAAAACAACCTAAGTTTTTTGATATTGTTACTTATACAGGAACAGGTTCAGCGCATACGATTGCTCATAATTTGGGTGTAGCACCTGGTTGTATTATTGTTAAACGTACGGATACAACAGGAAATTGGCAGGTTTACCATAGTGGATTAACATCTGCTGCTTATTCTATTCAACTTAATTTATCAAATGCACAAGCATCTGCTACAACTGTTTGGAATAGCACAGCACCCACATCAACTGTATTTAGCGTAGGAACTGATGCAACAGTAAATGCTTCTGGTGGAACTTATGTCGCTTACATCTACGCATCCAACGCAGGAGGTTTTGGATTAACTGGTACGGATAATGTGATTAGTTGTGGGTCGTTTACAACCAATAGTAGTGGTGCGGTAACAGTAAGTCTTGGATATGAACCTCAATTTGTAATTATCAAAGCATATAGCAATGCTGATGATTGGTATACAGTTGATAATATGCGTGGTTGGTCACAAACTCAATTTAATAGTTTGAATCCTGATAACACAACTATAGAACAAGCATATAGTCCCGGCATTTACCCAACTGCAACTGGTTTTCAATCAATAACTGGTGGCTCGGCATTAACTCCTAGTTGGTCTTACATCTACATAGCCATACGCAGAGGCCCTATGGCAGTTCCTACTACTGGGACTAGTGTGTTTAGCCCAGTTGCTCAAACAAGTGCAGGAACAGTAACAACAAATTTTCCTGTTGATTTATCAATTAGTAATAGAAGGGTTGGATCTTCTGCAAATTCACAAGTTATTGATAGATTGAGAGGAAGTAGTACAACAAGTAGTGCAACTTTAAAAACAACTGCTACAGATGCTGAAACAATCAATACAGTTGGTTTAGGTTTTGATAGCAATACAGGATATATTGATAATTTTTGGTCACCATCTAATAGTATTGTTTATTGGAATTTTGAACGTGCACCATCATTTTTTGATGTAGTTTGTTATACAGGAACTGGAAGCGCCACAACGATAAATCATAATTTGGGTGTTGTTCCACAAATGATTATTGTTAAAGGTAGAAGTACTGCAACAAATTGGAACACTTACAATGCTACTTTAGGTAATACAGGATATATTAGAATAGATAGCAACGCTGCATCAGGGACTTCAACTGCTTTTTGGAATAGCACAACACCAACTTCAAGTGTTTTTTCATTGGGGGCAGCTGGTGGTGTAAATGGTTCTGGTACTACTTATGTAGCCTATTTATTTGCAACTTGCCCTGGTGTTTCTTATGTAGGTTCATACACAGGAAATGGTACTACTCAAGCCATAGCTTGTGGATTTACAGGTGGTGCAAGATTTGTTTTGATTAAGCGTACTGATTCAACAGGTGATTGGTATGTTTATGACACAGCACGCGGAATGACATCGGTAACAGACCCATATTTGTTATTAGATTCAACAGCCGCAGAAACAGCAACTTTAGGCTCTGTAACAAGCACTACTGGTGGTTTTACAGTAAATGCCGCCATATTAGCCGCAATCAACACAAGCTCAGCAACTTACATTTTCCTCGCAATTGCATAAGGATAAATCATGGAAATTAGAACACAAAATGGTCAAGTAATGTTTGAATCAGAATTCAGACAACACATCAAACAAAACGGTGGGGGTACATGGGACATCACAACGCCTGAAATTATTGCTGAACTTGGTGCAAATGTAGTATTTGAAGGCCCACAAGCCCAACCCACACGCTACCAAACCGCATTTAGAGACGGCGTTCAAGAGATTGACGGGCAATGGTATACAAAATATTCTGTTGCTGACTTAGATGCTGATGCTATAACTGCGAAAGACGCAGAACAAGCCAAGTCTGTTCGTCAACAAAGGGATGACAAGCTCAAAGCAACAGATTGGACGCAAGTATCTGATGCACCTGTTGACAAAACAGTATGGGCAACATACAGACAAGCACTGCGTGATTTGACCAAAGAACAAGGTTTTCCTTGGGAAATAACTTGGCCTACTGAACCAAAAGGAGTTTAACAATGACAATCCCTCGTAATCTTGGCACATTTGCCGATAATTTAAATTCATCAGGTCAAGCATCATTGACGACTGGTGTGAGTGGTACTTTGCCAGTGGCAAACGGTGGTACAGGTAGCACTTCTACTACGTTTGTTAATCTTGCAAGTAACGTAACAGGCACTTTACCCATAGCTAACGGTGGAACGGGAAGCACGTCTACTACATTTGTAAGCCTAACTACAAACGTTTCTGGCACTCTACCGATTGCAAACGGCGGAACAAACTCCACTGCTACTGCAACTGCGGGTGGTGTTGGATATGGAACAGGCACTGCTCATGCGTATACAGCCGTAGGAACTTCAGGTCAAGTATTAACAAGTGCAGGCGCAGGGACGCCAACATGGTCTACACCTAGCGCTGGTGCTATTACATTAATTAGCACGTTGACTGCATCTGGTTCGGCTTCTTTATCGTGGACAGGATTAAGTGGCTACGATAAGTATTATTTGGTATTTGAGAATTTGCTTCCTGTCACAGGAAGTGGTTATTTGGCAATGCGGCTTGGTACTGGCGCTGGGCCAACTTACGCAACAAGCGGTTATTATGCCGCAGGTACATTGTCTTTTAGTGATACTGCCACAGTTACTGGAAATGTTAGGCAGGCAAACACTGCTTATGCGGCAATAGCAAGCAATTATGGAAATATTAGCGCTTCGGGTGAAGGTGCCAGTGGTTTTATAAATATTTTTAATTTTTCATCTGCTACCACAAATAGCGCATACTTCAATTCTATGACGGGGGCTTTAACCAATACTCCAAATTATTCAGCAGAATTTATTGCTGGGTTTTTAACAGGAAACTCAACTGCAAAAACAGCTATACAAATTTATTTTACTTCCGGAAATATAGCATCAGGTAAAGTTTCTCTTTATGGAATTTCATCTTAAGGATTTATAATGTTATTAAACGAAAAAATTAAAGCGTATTTAGCAGTCAATAACATTATTTATAATGTTGGTGATTATGAAACTGGCGAGACTGAGGGCAATCCTGAAGAAATCTTAGTTTGGAATGAAGCCAATCTTGGCGCTCGTCCTACGCAAGAACAATTGGATTCTGCTTACACAACACAACAAGCAAACATCACTGCGGCACAAAATGCGGCAACAGCAACAAAAGCATCAGCACTTGCAAAGTTAACTGCGCTTGGTTTAACTGTTGACGAGATCAAAGCTATAACTGGAGCATAAGATGGCAACTAAGTTCA